AGAATCAATTCTCATTGCTTCATCTAAGGTTGTGTCATTTTGAGATATATAAAAAGCTAAAGCTGATGCTGCATTACTGTCATCACCGTTTTCTTTTAAACCAGCAATAGCTGAACCCGTTATTGGATTAGTTTCATCGTCAGGTATTTCAAATTCTAATCTTGAACCTGAACCTGCTGCACCATCTGAACTTGTGCTAGAAAATGTTGCACTTAATTTTAGTACAGTCTCAGGTGTACTTTGAGTATCGCTAGATAAAGTTGAAGAAACATGTAAAGGTGATGAAGGACTTGATGTACCAACACCAACTCGGTCATTACCCCCATCAACAAATAACATACCTTGATTGCCATTTGACTCAACTCTAAAATCTCTATCATTACTGCCATCATTGATAATGATACCTGAAGCATCCATTACCATTTCTTCAGTACCTGCTATATCAAATCTGATTTTATCTTCATCAGAACTTTCTTCTACTTGAATTTTAGTATCACCATCAGCATCTTGTACAGTAGTAGCAGTACTGATACTTGTAGTAGTCAAAGTAATACATTCTACTTTTACACCAGTTGGCGGTGCTGTTGAAAATGTTAAAGTTGTACCTGAAACTGAGTAAGTATCTTTATGCTGTAGTACACCATCTAAAGTTACAAAAGTAGCATTTTCATTTGTTGGAGTTGCACTTAAAGATAATGTAGTATCAGAACCATCTCCTGTCATCGTATCTATTACAGGAGCAGTTCCTCCACCACCACCAGCTATAGCACCCCATTCATCTGTATAACCTTCAAAGCCACCAGTAGTTGAATTATATCTAAAGTAACCTGCAGCAGGACTTCCCGGTCTTTGAGCTGTAGTACCTACTGGTACATGTATTGAATCTGTATTAGCACCTAAATCTAATGATACATCTGGTGAAGTTTGATTAACACCTATTCTATTTTCACTTACATCTACAAATAAAACACCACTATCTACATTAACATCTCCTGAGAACGTAGCTGCTGTAAAAGTTGTAGGAGTAATATTAGCACTACCATCAAAGCTTACACCACCAATAGTTCTAGCAGTTGTTAAAGTAGCTGCAGAACCTGTAGTATTTTGGTTAAGAGTTCCTACTGTTAAGTCTATAGTGCCGTCTGAGTCTTCATAAGCTACAGTAATACCGGATTCAGTATTAGAACTAAACATAGCTCCTACTGTATCTTGTACAACTTCTGTTAAGTCTATGTTTGCAGTACCATCAAAAGATACTCCATGAATAGTTCTTGCAGTTTCTAAAGCTGTAGCAGTTGCTGCGTTACCTGTAGTATCTGCTGAACCACTAAATGCAAAATCTAATGTACCGTCTGAGTCTTGATAAGTTACTGTAATATTTGTTTCAGTATTACTAGATACCATAGCACCTACAGTATCTTGAATAACTTCAGACAAGTCTATGTTTGCTGTACCGTCAAATGATACACCATGTATTGTTCTTGCTGTAGCTAAAGCTGTTGCAGTAGCTGCTAAACCTGTAGTGTCTTGATTAAGTGTGCCAATTACAAAGTCTAATGTATTATCAGAGTCATCATAAGTAACTGTAACACCAGTTTCAGTATTACTTGTTACCATTGCTCCAACAGTATCACTAATTGTTTCTGCTAAAGTAACTCCACCAATAGTAATTGCATCGGCTTCTAATGTTCCGTCTATGTCTGCATCACCTGATATGTCAAGTGTAGCTGCATCTAATTCGCCACTAATAGTTATATTACGACCACCAGTTATATCTTTGTTTGCATCTGTTATAATAGCTTTACTTGCTATTACTGTACCATTGGTAATTCCATCTATAAGATTAATGTCTGCAGCACTTGCTGTAACACCATCTAAAATATTTAACTCTGCAACTGTTGAAGTAATACCATCAAGAGCATTTATTTCTGCTGCAGTAGCTGTAACACCATCGAGGATATTAAGTTCTGCTGCAGTGCTTGTTACACCGTCTAAAATATTTAACTCTGCTGCAGTTGATGTAACACCATCAAGTATGTTCAGTTCGGCTGCAGTACTTGTAACTGTTGTGCCGTTTATAGATAGTGCATCAGTTTCTAAAGTACCATCAACATCTACATCGCCACTTACATCTAACGAACCTGCATCAAGTTCTCCAGTAAGTGTAATATTTCTAAAACTTGCAATGTCTTTATTGCTATCTACTACGACTGCTTTAGAAGCTGCAACAGTTCCTGCAGTTACACCGTCTATTGTTTCTAATTCAGCTTCACTAATATCTGCAGAACCAATAACAAAACTTGTACCTGTAATTGCTGTACCTGTAATAGCGGCAGCACTTGAACCACCAATAATAGCACCGTCTACAGTACCACCATTAATATCTGCAGTATCTGCAACAAGAGCATCAGTAGTTACTGTGCCGTCAAAGTAAGCATCTTTAAATTCAATAGAGCTTGTACCTAAATCTATATCGTTATCTGTAGAAGGTACTATTGCTCCATTAGTAAAGGTAACTTGATTATCTCCTCCAGCAGCTATAGTAATAACATCTGAGCCACTAAAAGTTATTGAAGTATTTGAATCTGCATCACCAGCAATACTATCTAATTGAATACTACCTACATTAGTAATTGCTGAATCACTAAAATCTATTGTTCCTGTAACATCTAAATTACCACCTACAGATACATTACCTGTAGTTGTAATTGAATCTATATAAGCATTTTTAAAATATAATGAACTTGTTCCTAAATCAACATCACTATCAGTAACAGGAAGTAAAGCACCATCTTGTAATCTTATTTGCTCAACTGCAGAAGAAGAAACCTCTACATAAAATCCCCATCTATTATTTGTGCTATCTACAACTATTTTATTTAAAAAATCTAAATCACCAATAGTATGAATATTACCACCTTGTCCAGCAGTACCATCGTGTCTGTGTCCAGTAGAACTTGCACTACTTGACGAGTAAGCGAAAGCATTTACTAACTGATTATATTCATCATTAAACAAAGCAGCAGTAATAGTATCTCCATCTGCAAATGTACTTTGTCTTGTGTATGTTTGTGCCATAATTATCTCCTGCCTGAAGGTATAAAGTCTACATAAAGTCCGTTAACTGTGTAGCTTGGTTTGGTATCATTACTAATAACTGTAAAATTATTACTTGTACCACTGCCCTGCAACGGTACTCTTATCATTGGATTGTTTTGTCCTGCAAATTTATTTGTATTAAATACTGCACCACCAAATAATGAAGGTGGATTTATAACTCCTAAGTCAAATAAATCTGTAGGTTGTTGTATATCGGTACTGTTATAATCAAATTTAATTTGTACATCAGGTTCTACAATTCCTTCTGTTGCCATAGAAACTCTAAGATAGTGTAAAGTTTTTAAAGTTCCTAAATCACCATAATCATAATTTGGTGTAGTATATCTTGCTAAAATAGCAGTACCATTAAAGTCATCACCAGTATCATGTTGATAAATATTACCGTTAGTATCGCCATGATAATATTGCTCAATGCCAGTACTGTCAAAACCAGAACCAATAGCTGTAACTTCGAGTCCTCTAGTTTCAGACCATTGAAAACCATTAGGTCTGAGTGTGCCAATAATTCCTCTTTGAGTACTATCAGCAGCTCCAACATTTGTATAAAATAATCTGTACTGTGATTTTTCTCTTAGTACTACACTGCTTATTGTAAAAAGATTTATACTTTCAGCTAAATCACTAACAATATTTTGTATGCTACTACTAACAGTTCCTAACTCAACATCTCCAATTCTTGCTGTACCAGCTACAGTTCTTAATCCATCTGGTGCTAAAAATATTAAGTCACCAGCAATCTCTTGAATACTGTGACCACTTAAACAACCTACATTTTTAGTAACTGGTATTACAGCGACTGTACTAGAATTATTTATATTCTGCAGTTTAAATATTGAGTTTTCACAAAATATAAATAATTCGTTACGGAAACTTTTAATACCTTTTATTTGGTCTTCTAAAGCAATCGAACCTGCACCAGAACCTGAAAAAGATAATGGGTCTAAAGTTGAACTATAAAATATAGTATTTAAATTATCTTCAACTCCAGCAGCTATTAAGTGTTTGTCATGTACTGTTACATACTCAACTGACTTTGTACCTGTTACAGTTATTTCACCAGCAAAAAAAGTTCTAGTGTTTACATTAGCACCTGTACCTTCCATTCTAAAAAAGAAAGGTTCGTTAGCTCCATCAGAAATAATTAATGTACCGTAATCTGAAGTAGCACTTTCAAACAATGCAAACTGGCATTGTCCTTGTCCAGTTCTAGCAGCAACACTACGACCTGTAAAAGCTGTATGATTATCGCCACTACCAGCTACACTAGCTCTATTTATTTCTAACCAACTTGTACCAGTTTGACTAAAATAAATACTTGTACCTGCACAAACAACTACACCATCTGCATAAGGTATTGCACCTAAGATAGTTGTTGAACTACCTGTAGGTTGTACTGCACTACCACCACCAAACTTTGTAAAGCCATTAATACGTCTATAACCACCTTTGGTAGAAACTTCAAAGTTTTTTAACTCAGTAGCTACACCGGGAGTTTTAAGTAAGTCAATAGCATTTGATGAGGTAACTAGACCTCCAGCACATGCTACAGTATATGGTTGACTTCTAGCCATCTATTTTACTTTCTAGTTCCTCTACTTTTGCTGATAGTTCTTGAATTGCTTTTACAAGTAATGGTGTTATTTTTCCATAATCAACCATTTGCATTTGTTCATCATCTTTATTACCTGAAACACCTTCAAGCCATCCTGCTTCTTGTACTTCATGTGCAATAAAACCTTCTGAAGATTCTCCTGTTTCTTTCCAATTAAATTTAGAAGGTTTTAATTTATTTAATCTTTCTAAACCATTTTTCATTGGCTGTATATTTTCTTTTAGTCTGTAATCCGAAGACGTATTAAAAGCTGTAGCACTTGTAGAAGTTTGTATTGTACCTACTGTGCTGCTACCTCTGACAAATACCAAAGCATTGTCTGTACCTGATGAAGTTCTTGTGTCATGTACTAATATACCATTATCAGCCGCACCATTTATTTTTAAACAAAATCTACTTGTACCAAGCTGTCCGCCACCTGTTTTATCAGTAGTATTAAGTAAAAGGTTGCCAGAAGAATCAATTCTCATTCTTTCTGCTGTAGTACCCCCAGAAGCCTGAGTAAGAAAAGCTAAATCAATATCGTCTGTGCCGTCTTTTTTAGCTGTAATAGATATAACATCACTACTCTGACTAAATTTTAAATTTGCTATTGAAGCAGCTCCTATTTGAAAACTTCCATCAGCATTAAACTGCGAAGAAGAATTTCCATTATTAGTAAAAACTTGTATAAATCCTGAAGAAGAATTATTTCCTATGTAGCCATTGTGTCCAGCCTGTTCTAAATGCAAATTTGCAGTAGAATTTTTTATATTAAGTACAGGATTAGAAGCAAAAACTGTTAAATTTCTATCTGGACTTGAAGTACCAATTCCAACTCGTTCTGATGAATCAATAGTTATAGCCGTTGCATCAGAGCTATCAGAAACTCCTGTGCTTAATAAACCTCTTGATATTTTTGTTAGTGCCATATTATTCCTCTAAATTAATAATAAAGTCTGTCATCTACCATAGTTCTTGGGGTAGGATTAATTAAACTTGACTTCATATGTTTTAATGATTTTTTATAATCTTCTAAAGCAAATGCAGCTTGTTGTGGACTTTCTTTAAATTGCCATACATAGTATCTAACTCTAGCTGTAATTACATTACTGTATTGTTCAGGAAAAACTATTTCGTCACCAAAAGCACTTAATGCTGTTGGTCTATTAAAAGCATAAAAATGTATGTTATAAACTTTGTCCGGTATTGGACTTAACCCAAACTTTCTACTGTCTGGAGATTTAAACACATATTTAGGTTCACCATAAGCTTGAGTATTTGCATCATCAGCATTTTCAGCATCTCTTAAAAATCTTCGCCACTCTTCAAGGTTAATATGTTTTAACCCATTAGAAACAAACGGAGCTGTTTCACCTGATACATTTATTGTCGTAATGTAAAAGTCATCCCAATCAATAGATGCAAAGTCTGTAGTTAAACTAGAACTGCCATCTTTTAAAGTATACCATCTTTGTCCAGCTACGGAAGCTACAGTTGTATTCCCATAGAAAGGGTCTGTTGCTCCACTTAGTCCTGCTGAAAAGAATGGTAGTTGTGGTTCTTCGTTTGCAATATCAAATATAGATTTATTTATAGAATCTTTAACAAATTGTTGTAAGCCTACAGCACTTGCGAAGTTTGTAGATGTTAAAGGAACTTCGTTTAGTTCTCTTAATATTTCGTTAGTTAAATCTAAATAAGTTGTTGCCACTACTTTTTACCTTTACCTTTAGCTTTTAATTTAGCTTTTTTACTTAAATCTTTAAAATGAAAAAGTTTTACACTTGTTTTAGTGTGAGATTTATTTGTATGTAAATCTCCATTAGGCATTTTATGAGTATTGCCTTTATATTCTGTTCCATCTCTTTTATAATGTTTTACGCCTTCCATGATTAATTAGGCATACATTTATGCATTTCGCCACTTTTATATTCTGGCTGAGTTGATTTTGCTGAACCGCCTGTGTTGTAATTAGCTCTACCGCCATACATCATTTTCTTTTTAGCCATTCCGCCATCCATCATTTTTTTCTTTTTATCTTTTCCGTACATTTTTTTACTCCTTATTATAAAAAGGAGAGGTCCGAAGACCTCCCCAAATTAGTATTAGTCAATACCATAGAATGCAGAAACTAAAGCTTCGTCTCTTAAGACGTTAGCTCCGTATACATGCAATCCACGAACTATGTCACCAAACGAAGTTGGGTCTCTCAACACTTCTGTTGAAAGAATAGTTTGTGCAGTAGCTGTAGATGAGATATGTCCAGCCAAACATTTACCAGCAGCATTAGATGTTGCAGCAATGTTGTTTGATTTGTACATGTCAAATCCACGAAGTTTACCACTTGATACTAAACCATTTCTGATTGAGCCTTGACCTGCGTTGAAGTCTACAGACAACAATTTAGAAGATGATTGACCTAGTACTTCATAGAAGTCAGGACTAGCAACGAACCATCTACCTTCTTCAGGTACATTTTGTTCGTCTAATAATCTAGCCATTCTAGCCATTAAGTCTAAAGGGTCAGTCTCAGACGGACCTAAGTCAGCAGCACCAGAGCCATCAAAGACTCCCGCACCTAAATCAGTGTCACTGTCAGCACCTAAAATGTGATTAGGTGAAGAAGCAGAACAACCGGCAAACATTTCTGCTATAACAGCAGCATCGTATGCATCTTTAAGAGCATAAGCGGCTGATGAAGTAGCGACTTCTTTAAAGTTAACGTGAGACATATTAGTTTCAATATCATCAACGATGAATTTGAAAGCATTAGCTTGGTCAACTACCAAAGAAGCTTCTTGGTCAGTTAGTCTAGTTTCAGTTGTGTCAGAATTTCTAGTATACGCTGATACAGAAATTACTGGCTCTTTGATAATCTTTACAGAGTCTCCAAACGCTGATATTTCTCCAGCGTAATCAGTGTTAGTAATAGCTTCAACTACCGAAGATTTTCTGAAAAAGTTTAAAACCTTTTTAGAATAAATCGAAGGTAGGAAAAAACTATTAGTTTGTCCACTGACGGAGTTTGCAAAGTTAGCATTAGTATCCGTTCCGGGTTCAAAAAATTGAGCCATGGGATATTCTCCTGTGTTTTATAGTTATTTAATGATTCTGCCTTGTTGCATTGCTTCACTGATTTCACTTTCGTGTTTATCAAATTCAGCCATGCTCATTGCAGCAATCTCCTTTTCAGACCATATCTTTTGCTGTGCAGGTTCTACGCTTGTTGTTTTAGTAGATACCATATCAGCAGCAGACTTAGTCTTTTTAGAAGATGACTTCATCTTATTAGGAGTAACTTCCATACCTATATCTTTCTTAAATAAATCTATTGCACGACTAGCTAAATCGGCATCGTCAGCATTTTTGTATATCCAATCTTGGATAGACTCTGGCTGTTCTTTTGCCCATGTATGAAAATCATCACTGTTTCTAACATCGTCAAAATCAGGATGTCTTTCTAGTAACCTTTTTTCTGCTTCTTGTTGTGATATTTCTACTTCACGCTGTTGGAGTTTACTAAGACGTTCTTCTAGAACTTTTGCCTTAGATTCACTTTGCATGTGAGCAACTGTTTCTACAACTTCATAAACATCAGGATATTGTTGCTTAAATTGTTCAAGTTCTTCTTCGGTTTTAGGAGCTTCGTAATCAGTTCTATTTTTAGTAGCTTCTTCAAGTAGTTCCTGTTCCCTAGATTTAAACTCATTAAGTTTAGAATCATAATGTTTTTTCAAATCATCATAACGTTTTTTATAGTCAGGTTTTTTATAAGGAGCTTCTTTAGCTTCTTCCTGAATAGCTTCTTGAGGTTCTGCTACAGCTTCAGTAACTTCGTTACTTTCGTTTGTAGGTTCTTCAAAAAACATTTCGTTACTTGATTTAAAAGGTTTATCCTCACCGTCATGCCAAGATTTTTTTAAATTATAAGGATTGGCTTGTTCCTCTTTTTCGACTTGTTCAGTCATTTTCTATCCTCCTACTAAGGGCTTCGTTTAACAAGGTAGCTGCGGTGTGCACTTGCAGGGCTTGTCTTGTAAAGGTCGCCTTTCGGTTGTTATATTTTGATAAAGTGCCTATTGCTAGGGTAGCTTTATCCCTTGTTAGCTCCTTACGTATGGTCTAGTAGAAAGCATAGATTTTTTAAGTTCGTCTCCAACTAA